TTTGGAGACACAAGCCGGTGTGAAAACATATCGGCTTAAGGATGATGATTCCTTAGGGTTTGAACTTAAGCCCTTAGGAGCTAGTGCCCCTGAACCTTGTGCTGATCCCGAAGCTGCAAAGCTAGAGGAGATGCGCAACAGATCAGAGGAGCACCGAGGTGTGCTTGCATTCATGATGAAAGCGAAGGAGGTTCTGAATTCTTGGAAGAACAAGATTCTTGAACTCCCTTTGCTCCAGAAGTGTGTGGTCGGTCTTGGGCCTGGCATTATTGCCACGTTCACTGTACCGTACCTATGGAAACTTGTGTCCCCATTAGTTTGCGGAGCCGTAAGCTTTGTGGGACACATTTTCGCTGCCTTCGCTGACCTTTTAGGTTTGCGAAAGAGGCCTGTAGTAGGGCCTTACTTGCCGATTGTGAAGGTTCAGAGCAATGCTGGCACCGCCCATAAGGGTGGCGTCAAGCATATGGAACTGACACATATGTGTGAGAAGTTAGAGTCTCAGCTTGGTGTACCACCAGCTGAACGCGATGTTCACGATAAGGTTATGAATAACAGTTATCTTTGCACAAGCGAGGATGAAACTGTTGGCACCTTTCTAGGTGTCGGAGCTTCCGTGTATCTTTTCCCCAAGCACTTTTTGGAGTGCTTTGAGGGTATGAATCCTGACAGGATTCTTACCTTCACTTCCGTGGCTTCCGGGACCGTTTCGACGATCTCGATAGCCAGCTTTCTCAAGTATCGCATTTCCCGTGTGGCTGGATTCGATCTTGCGGCAATCTCTTTTAACGATAGCTTTCTTAAAGTTAACAAAGATATTCGCAAGTTGTTTCTGACTACACAGGAATTGAAGAACCTTCTACGGGGCTCCAATACCCGGGTGCGTTTAGACGTGCCCAGGGTCGATCTTCTGGCAAAGAAGAATGGACGCCACCGTGTTAAGGTTGCAACTCAGCTATCACCGTGGTGTGAGTACCATGGTAGTAGCAAGACTGCTGAAGGCGATGTCCTTAGAGGACTCGTCAAGTATTCTGCGACCACCCTTAGGGGTGATTGCGGAACGCCGCTGATGGTTGAAGAAGCCAGGTATTATGGTGGTAGAGTCATCATGGGCATTCACTCGGCTGGAAGAGCTGAGTTTATGCACCGTGAGGGCTATGCCACCACAGTACCGCAGGAGGTTGTGAGAGAACTCTTCGCTACGTTGGCCTCATACGAGGACAATAGTGTGGAGAGTGCAAAGGTGTTTGTTGATGTTCCTGCTGATGAAAAGCTGGAACTCCAAACACATTTGCAAAATGTTGGTTTGGTGGCCGGTAGCTTCGACTTAATTGGCGAGCTAAAGTCACCATACAACATTGCCACTGATACTAAGCTGAAGGCTAGTGAGATGCAGATGGACGCTATATGCGGCCCCTGCCCCACTGCGCCTGCGGTTCTGAAACCGGTGGTTGTGGATGATGAGCGGAAATATCCCATGGTTGAGGGTTTGCGAGCATTTCAGACTGATCTGATTGCCCGACACCCCACCGAGCTCACTGCTGTGGCCGATATGGCCATGCAGCGACATATGGATGTTACCGCGCGTCACCCCAGGGATATCTTGACCTTTGAAGAGGCCTTGACACCCCCAGAGACGTGGAAACTCAAGCCTGTAAACCGCAGCACGAGCGCGGGATACAAGTATCGAGACTACGTTTCACCCAAGCACCCAGGCAAGACCTGGGCGCTTGGACATGAGGGTCCCATTTCATGGGATTCTGATGGACTGCGTGTCGTGCGTGAGGACGTTGAGCACATTCTTGAGGAGGCCAAACAAGGCCGTAGAACTTTGCATTTATGCATTGATTTCCTCAAGGATGAGCTCCGTCCCCTCGCAAAGGTACAGGCAGTCGCCACCCGAGTGATCGCTGGTGTCGAACTTGACTATTTGATTGCGTGCCGGATGTATTTCGGTGCCTTTCAAGCAGCTTGTTTCGATACCCATGTGGTCAACGGAATGGCTCCTGGCTTGAATCATTACACTGAGTGGTCTAAGCTCGTCGATCACCTGTCATCATTTGATAAGGTTTTCGACGGAGACTACAAGCGTTTTGACGCAAGCGAGCAGCCATGGATTCATAGTGTTATTCTGGCCTATATCAATCGTTGGTATAAGCTAGCAAATGACACTTGGAAGTCAGAGGACGACGTGGTTCGCTCTGTGCTGTGGTTGGATCTCGTTCATTCGAGACACATCTGCGGTACGAGCAGTAGTTTGCGGTACGTGGTCCAGTGGAATAAGTCGCTTCCTAGCGGCCATCCACTGACCACGATCGTGAACTCCATGTATTCTCTGATAACTCTAGCTGGGTGCTATGTGCACACAGTTGGTGATTTTGATTTCAACGAGCACGTACGCGTCAACACGTTTGGAGATGATAACATTTCCAGCGTGAGTGACGAAGTATGTGATCGCTTTAATCAGGTCACCGTTGCGGCAGTTATGAGCGATTTGTATGGGCTTACCTACACCGCTGGTCATAAAGACTCGGAGTTGGTTCCCTATACGGATCTGTCCCAATGCACTTTCCTCAAGAGGGGCTTTGCACCTGACCTTGATGGTTTGGTACAGGGTTCCCCTTGTCTAGAGTGGATTGGTCCCCTTGATGAGGGGAGCTTTCTTTATGAGGGTTACTGGTTTAAGAATACCAGACACCCTTATGAAGACTTGGCTGTTCGTGTTGAGCACACTTTATGTGAGTTGTCGCTCCACGAGCAGTCAAAATGGGACATGCTTGCACCTCCCATTATACAATGGTGCATCAGCCACGGGGTTAAGTGTCTCAAATCGAGGGACTTGGCCCGTGCAAGGATCAAAACACGCACAGATGTGTGGTTTTGAGCTCTCTGCTACATAATTAGTGACTCCAAGCAGGGATTGCCGCGTCAACTACTCAGACGTTAAAAGAGAAGGAGAGTTACTCGATCCTAGTCGCTTGAGCTGCGCTAGGTGTGTTTATAGCTTCCTAATGTGAATGATACAGTTGACGAAGTAAAGTGTTCCGAGATTGAAAGTCTTACCGTTCCGGCGTCTAACGAGACGCGCGGTGAGGCGACATTTATAGAAGAGGCTGGTGCCTGTGCGGTTGTGACCGCCGACCAGTCTTACAATACTATTAATCCGGTTGAACGTGTTCAATCGATTAAGGAGTATTTCGAGAGGCCTAGACTATTCGCTGATGGTGAATTATCTGGCATTGGTTTGGTTAATATTATTGATATAAGAACGTCCAACAATTTGCGTACGATATTTTCATCTATAGCATGGGATAGGCTCCGAGGAGCTACTGGCATACGTGGGACTTTACGGTTTCACTTAGTTGTGTCAGCAACTCCTTTTCATGCGGGCCTACTGTCATTAAATTGGCAGTATGGTCTCGCCTCCGCGGTACAACCCAACATCACAAGGGCCAACTTTTGGCCTTTGACGAATCATTTGCCCCATGTCAAGTTAGACTTGGCTGAGGCAACTGAGGCGGTGCTGGATGTACCATATGTCGCACCGAGGGAATATTGGCCATTGAATTCCAACGCTAATGACACTATTGAATATGGTGTTTTGGCGATAAATTCGTTGGCTGATGTCCCTCTTGTTGAGGGGCAACTCAATCCTGAGTGGTCCCTCTATGTGTCTATGCATGATGTTGAGATTATTGGTGTTTCACCTTATAACCTCAGCAGCATCACAACTCAGTCCGGGGTCTCGGCTAAATCCTTCACTAGGAAGGAAGCCGAGGCCACGGGTGTGGTTAGCGGTCCATTGCGGATTCTTGCTGACGCTTCACGCGTTATAGCTGGAATTCCACAATTGACCGCTATTGGTGGCATGGCAGACTGGTTCTTTAGAGCTTCTTCGAAGGCAGCTGAGGCCTTTGGCTTTTCGAAGCCTCAGGTCGAGTTAGCGCCTACGCGAGTCTACAGAGCTGCGTTTGCCAATGACAACCATGTCGATGTTCCCACTGTTGCCAATGTTACAGGTCCATTTCAGTCAAATAAGTTGGCTATTGGTCCTGTTTTGGGTTGTACATCAGATGATCAGCTTTCTATGGACTATGTGCTCACGAAGCCTTCTATTATATTTAGAGGTCAAATGACCACGTCCTTGAATCCTGGCTCTGTTATGTACAGCACCAATTTGGCACCTGGGTATTTCTGGTATAGGGATCAATCGTTAGGTAGCGATGCCTCCGGTAACAAATGGTATCCACAGCAGTCGTCTGATATTATAAATGCCTTCCTTCCTTCAACACTTTGTTATGTTGGAAACAACTTCAAAATGTGGAGAGGGGGCTTTAGATTTAAGATTACTTTTGTGAAGACCAAGTTACATGGTGGGCGTGTACAGCTTTCTTATGTTCCTTACACTGCTAACAATGGTGCAGGCATTCCAAATAGCACTGTCCTTGCCCCTGAAGTATCTTCGGGGCGAGTTCAGGCTATTGGAGCTTGCAAAGTGTTTGATTTGCGTGATGGCTCGTCCTTTGAGATGGACGTTCCTTATCTGGCAATAGACCCATATGTTTCTTTCAATACCAGCATCGGTGGCTTGTCTATGCATGTTGTAAACGCTTTGCGGGCGCCAATCGGAGCCTCGACTACTATTGATTATATAGTTGAGGTTTCCGCGTTGCCTGGCTTTGAGTTTGCTGTGCACAATCCTGGCACCATGACTGGACCATCTCCGACTGGTAATGTGACCGTCACCTATCAGAGTGGCTTAAACGCCACCCTGAAAGATGACAGTTCGCAACATATAGTTGGAGAGAAATTTATGAGTTTGAAACAGTTAATGATGATTCCATCCTGGTTCGTTTTTGACGTTGGCAATGCTACAAACTTTAGGTTTACGTTGCGTCCATGGTTTGGATTCAACCAAATGCCTCTTTCTGTACCAATGCCTGCTGATACTAATGCCACCGCTGCTTTCTTGGCTGCGAATTGTTATCGCGTCGCACAGATGTTTTCATTTGTTAACGGCTCGACCGATTGGAGCTTTTATAGAGATAATGCGGACCGCATGAGCGTTACTGCTTATAGTGTCCCCACTGCTATAACTGCGACCAATGATTCGTCTAGTCTGAATTCAAATCAGTGGAGTTGGGCATCAGCCACAAATATCATGGAACCTACCGCAAATTCTACCAGGTTTAGAGTGCCGGCATATGCTAGGTACGCCCGCCTGCCAACCGCCATCATGTTTGATGCATGTGGTGGCTGGAGACGGACTATTAATCCCGGTGGTGAAGGTAGATTTAACTTTGATTATCTGTGGTTTTTGAACAAGATAGATTTGCAAGTACGCAATCTGTCTGGCAATGCACAACGAACCTCTTTTGGATGCGCTGCAGGCGATGATGCTATGGCTTCACAGTTTATTGGCCCTCCGCCAGTGATACTGTATAGTCCATCAGCAGTCTCTGCTGTGAATGCGTGTCCATTACTCAATTCAAACACCTTATTTTAGTATTTTACATACCAAATAAATGGCTGAAATGCCGCCGTGCTTGCGTAACCTATAGGTTGCGTACGTACGTTATACCCAAAATGTGGGGCACTTGCCCCATTTTTCTTTTGTGTAGGAAACATATGTTGTCCTGCACTCAGAACAACACACAATGGCTGTGCTTTGCACGCTGTAAGATCCCCTAAGATCACTCCGTATGGAACCACAGCCGTTGGGCTGTTGTATAAATTTTCCATGTCGAGAGTAGAAATGATCGACGGGCCTTATGGGCCATTGGCGTCACCGGTGGGGTTACACCCCCGGTGTGCTGTTTTCTTAACAAAAAAAAAGAGAAGAG